CCTTGGGACGAATATTGGTCATATCAAAGAATACTCTACGACCTTCAAACTCAGGATAGTTACCACCACCAACAAAGTAAGATGACATCAGAACATCCAGAGCAGAAGCCCAACCTTCAATACTATCTTCTACAATATAACCTTTTGCTTGCTTCTTACGTTCTTGGATAGCAGGGAGTTTATTGACATGGTGGTTCTGGACAGAGAAACCTGCACCTGCACCACACAAAAGAATATAGAAGTATTCACCAAAGAAAGATGCACGATCTACATAAGAGGAAGTGCAGTTATACATTTTCATTTGATGTTTAAGCAGCTGGTCACCACCAAACTGTAAAGCACGTTGTGCGCCTAGAACACGTTTTTCTTTATATGCACTACTAGCAGTTGCCATTTCATTTGCCAGTGCAGTAGACATCTTATCTTTATAATAACCTTTGTGCATTGCCATTACACGGTCAACAGATTCATCCCAACTTTCATATCTGTTTTCGTCGTCAATATACCGTGAATAACCTTCATAGAATTTAGTTTGGGACAAAAAATCCCTCATGTCTAGACCGTTTGTCATAGAACCTACCTCTTATTTTGTATGGAGTTGTGTAATTAGTGTATTACTTATACTATCTTATTTTTTACACATTGTCAAGTTATTTTAGTTTTTCAACTGCCCGTGAACCAAACCAAAATGAAATGATTGCTGCAAAGATAGATTGGGATTGTGGATCCCATATTACATCAGATATTGCTGCCATATCCTGTCCTGACCGCATTGCTTCCATTACAAGGACTATTTTATAGAACAGAAAGAAACCAAAGAAACAGTATGTGATGATTGGTCGCACACCTTTTTTAAGTCCTGCAAAGAACCCTGTCTCTTTGGAGATAGCAATATCATGTTCAATCAGACGTTTATGTTCTTCATGGTGAGCCATGTCTTGTAGATGATCAAACTCAGCATCTTGCATCTGCATCTTAATATCAGCAGACATTTTCATCTTAGCAAGTTCATGCTTCTGTTCACGACCTTTATTAATTGTCTCCAAAATCTTTGGAGCAAAGGAAGTGCCGAAACCTAGAACAGAACCAAGAAGTGCAAACATATTAGTCTACTTCGTCTAGTTTTTTCTTGATAGCAGTAATAATTTTGGTATGTGTGCCTGTGAGTTTGCGATTTTTACCAAGTCTATCTAAGATGCCGAGGGTTTCTTTTTTATAGGTTCTACGCCACTCTGGAGTTTTAGCAGTAGCAATATCTTGAACATTATCTAGTCGGTCAGCAAGTTTTACCACCAGCGCATAACTGGACATTGTTTCCATCTTACGGGAAAGATATTCTTTTTTGCCAATTTTAGCAATTTCATCTTTATCACTAGTTAAGTCTTTTACTAGACCAGCAACCAAACCACCAAACATTTTTTCAAGGTCTTTGTGAGTTGTGTCTGTATCTTCAATAGTGTCATGGAGAAATGCTGCACTTATAAGTTTACCTAAGTTGTGAGACTTTTTAAACTTTTGCACATATGCTGCAACTCTTTCAGGGTGTCTAATATATTCTGATCCATCAGAACGAAATTGTCCTTTGTGAGCTGCTGTTGCATATGCTAATGCTTTTTCTGCATTCTCATTAAGTGGAGTTACTTCTTCACGAAGTTGAGTAAAAGTTTTCATTTTTTTTCTTCTTTACTTTTGTGTCTTACGATTCTTTAAAGGTTTTGTTTTTGAGTGTATATACTGTAACTCTCTTGCTAGAGTCATCAATATCCACACTAAACCCCATTTTACTAGCAAACTTTTTTACCATCGTATTGTATAATCTAAAACGGCTCAAATTGGTTGTGCTTTTAGAAGCAGGTCTTCCGGCAAAGGCAGCATCAAAAGTGTCATCATCATATTCTTTATCTGCACTAAAGGTTACACTTTTGATTTCATCTTTTTCTTTATCAATAATCATTTTCAGACCTTGAACTACTGTAGAAAAAATTTTAAACTGGTCACCTTTACCTGTTTTAGAGAACCTATTGCCTACCGAAAAATCTAATTCAAAATTATTGTCTCCAAGTCTAGCAAAATTCTGTAAGTTAATATAAATTTCACCTTGAGGACTATCGGCTTTTAGTGAAGCCATATTTCTATCTTTCAAGGCAATATTAATCTTTTTGAACTTATAAGGTTTATCAAAAAGTTCATTCAAATATTCTTCGGTTAGTTCATCATCTTTCTTTTTGCGTCTTACGAATGCCTTAAACTTCATGTGTGTAGGAGGCATAGCAACATCAGCAGTAGTTGTGCCAGCCTCTTCATTTTCAATAGTCTTTTTCTTTTTCTTAGGATGGTGTGCTTCAGAGTAGTCTTCTAGGAGTGTAGAGATAGATTCTTTATCACCCTCATCAATACTCATTTCGTTTATTACAACCTCTGTATCAACCCCATAACTCTCTCTAAGGAGTGCTAATGCTGCTACATAGGATGCAATACGAGACTTACCACCGGGGAATGCACCAAGCAATCTTTTCATATTAAATGCTAGTCTGTGGAAGAGGTTAAACGAATCTCTCTCAGCAGAATTTGTGATTTCTTTGTCAGTCCGTTTACCATTCTCATCTACAATACCAAACTCATATGCTTTGGTCTTGTTGAATGGAGTTACCAACAATTTCAAAAATCTATAGGTGTATATGGTATCAGTAACTGTTGAAAAGGACATTAAATCTCTCTTAAAATATTAATAACTTTTGGGTCCATCTTAATACCAACTAAATCAGCTGGTTCAATATACTTTAGGAATACTAAGAATGATTTGATGACAGGCCAGTATTTGTAGTCTAATTTTAGTGCCATCATCTTTACACCAATCTCAATACCAAATACATTACAGAATACGATAATATGGTTAGTCAGTAATCTTTCAGATAATTCCCCAGTTTCTAGATACCGATTGATAATTCTTTTGATATACTTGATACGATCAAGGTCAGCATAGAATTCATCAGTACTAGAACACTGAGGATTATTATAATGTTTAGCAGCAACAATAAGATAGTTCTCTTCTGTTACCTCTACTTTTTCACTAAGGATTTTCATGATTTAGATTTGTGCTTCAAGTGCCTCAATCATTTTTGATTTAGTCATAGTAGAATCAAGTTCTACTCCATGAACATCAGCAGCATGCTCTACCAGTTGTGCCTTAGTCAAAGACCAATGATCTACATCCGGTTCTGCTTCAATCAGAGGTTCAGCAGTAGGTGCTGCCTCTTCAATAATAGGGTCTGCTTCAATGATTGGTGCTGGTTCTTGAATAGGAGCAGGAGCAGGAACATCGTTCTTTTGTGCATTCCAATACTCTGTCAACTGTCTATCAGAAAGTTTTCTAGCAACCAGAAGTTCGCCTTTAGGACTTACCCAACCTTTTTCAGTAGGAATGGCATTTTTTGCCCATGCAGGAGCTTTCAACATATTATTAATCCTTTAGTTATTCGTTTTCATTTGTTGTAATGCTTTAGTAATACCATCGATGATATTAGACTGAATAGGACTTACAAAAGAGTTGCCACCAGCTTTCTGATCACCCATTCTAGGTGGTGTTACCTTAAGAGCATCTTCAATACTCTTTTTGTTTTCAGCAGTAATCTTTTCAATATCCATACCAACTTCCATAGAGTGCTGGTCTACAAAGTCTTTTTCACCTTTACGAGTAGACAACTGCTTCTCAAATGTATCCTGTGTATTAGCATCTACTCCATGCTGTGCAGTAGCACCCGGTGCTTTTGCTTCTTCTACAGATTCTTTTCTATTGACCGGGAAACCAAAATCCTTATTTGGAACAAGTTTACCCTTTCTCTTTTCGTTTTCTGCGTCAACAGTCATAAGACCTCTAGGGTTTACACCATGCTTCTTAGCAAGTTTTGTGGCTTCAATAGCAAGGTAATTCTTACCAGATTCACTAGATGGATATCCATCCCAAGAACCAATCTTTTTACCATTTTTGAAGAGTTCTAAGATACCAAAGTTATCACTGTAGTCATAGTCAACAGTCATGTAAGTGCCAGACATTGCTTCATCAATAGTCTCTGTAGACTCAAACTTCATAGGCTTTGCATTACGCAGAGGATCAGGACGTGCAGTCTTTCTTGCCTTTTCAGCAGCACGACGCTTCTTCAGTGCCTTGAGATTAACAGTAGGTTCTTTATCTGCTGCTCGCATACCAGAAGCTGCGCCATCAATCTCATTTACTTCATCGTCATCATCGTCTTTCATAGACTTTTTGATTGTCTTACGACGGTTCTTCAGGTAGTCATCAGAACTATCTACATCACCGTCATTGTCGATATCAGCATCTGCCTGACCTACAGGGTCAAGTTTCTTTGCTTCTGCTTTAGACTTTGCTTTGTAGTGCTTACCTTCAAATACAAAAGTATCAGCACCTTCTGTTACAGCAGCAAGAGTTGCTTCCATGAATGCTTCTACTTGCTCATCAGCAATAGACTCTGGCACCCATGCAGCACGTTCTCTGACATATACTGGTTTATGAATAGCAATCATATCCGCAACTTTTCCCTTTGGGCCAGAGACTTCAATCTTATCACCCATGTCTTTAACTTTAAGACCTTTTTGTTTAGCAAGACTAATAGTCTGCTCTTTTTTCCTATCATTCATAAAGTTAGACAGAACTTCTTTAGCTTCATCAAGTTCAACAGACTCTTCGAAGATACCCTTACGCTTTGCATCACCGATAATCTTAGCAATCTGATCTCTTGTCATTCTTTTGTATTTTGGCATAGACCCAATATAATCAAGAATATTGTGATCTTTTTTGCCTTGTGCCTTCATATCTTGGTAGAGTTTAATGATATTTTTGTTTTCATCCAACTGATTGTTCGCCATTTCCATTAAGGCAGTTCTAATTGACATTTTTTTATTCCTTATTACTTATTGAACAGGTAGGTGATTAAGGTGCCAAAACCACCCACCACGCCTGTAATGATTATCCAACTGATTCTATTTATAATATTTACAGTTATCTGATTTTTTTGAACAATCTTTTCCATCTCTGCTAGTTTATCATAGATGGTGTAAATATCTTTTCTCAGTATCTTATGGTCTTCTTCTTGGTTGATTAACTTCTCTTCAACCCGTGCCATATGCACAAGCACTTCAGAAAGTTTATCAATCTTAGTTTCAATTCGGTCCATGCGTTCTGCATTAGTAGCCATTTTAGTTATCTACCTTTGAACCAGAACGCCACTGGTAACAAGACCAATATCTTGCTTTCCATTTAGGACCGGGATTTTCACAGTTATGTCTTGCTCTAAAACTCTTACGTCTAGCAGGGTCATCACGTTTGATTTCCATATTAGGGTCACCAAAGTTTACCTTGACCACATTACCTTTTTCGTTCTTAACATACACAGAGAACTTCTTAGGTCCACCAGAGGTTCTAAAAGGGTCATTCAGTTTGACCTTCTTGCCTTGGTATTCAGATGCCTCTACTAAGGGAGGTTCATCTATGTAACAACCGAATGACTTCATAGTTCTAGGTTCTCCCAGTCAATATTTTTAGGAACATATTCCTTGACTTTAGCAAGCATTTGTTTATTGAGTGTATCTAAAGGTGGTAAAGATTTACCAGCACGTTTGATATAAACATAGTTTGCATCTTTAACATAGAAAGCTTGCTCACCACGTTTATTGCGTGTTTTGGACTTAACTAGTTCAGTATCTACACCAACTTTGTTAAAGGCAAATACAAGATCACCGTCCATATATTTACTAAGTGATTTGCCCATTCTGAGAATGTCACCCATAGT